ATCCTACACCGACCATGCGTATCGTCGCGACAGCATCGCCCAGATACTGCATCGTCTGCTCCTGCACAGCTTGAACCGCTTTAGCTTCGTAGGCCACTGCTTCCTGAATCAAATCGTTCTCCTCCTTGCGAATCGCCATGACCATCAACTTGATGGCATCAGGACTCGGAGGAATGAGGTAGTCGTTCACGCTCGTCGCGTTGATATGGCGCATCTTCGCCATGACCGTCACCGGCCTATCCTCGTCGTTTTGGCAGCGGTCGGTGAGCAAGCTGCGACGGTACTGCGGCAAAGTTTCATCTGGGTCGTAAACTGCCAGATCGAGTTCAGCTCCGCTCGTAAGATTCTTTTCATACAAACGGCTTGCCGTGTTTGTCGCCTCGCGGATTACGCCGGTTAAAGAAGTGAATAACTTTGTGGACTGAACGTATGGCATAGCCAACGTCAACTGTTCTCCGTCAATCCAGCTTCCACTCGGCAATTGCGTGCGAATCCAGTTCCCGTTCGCGTCAGTTCCTTGGAGGATGATTGTTTTACCGATGTCTGAATTGTCTCCAGGGTAGACTCGTAGAACGCTGTTAAGACCACCAGACATGTCGCGGTAAGAGACGACAGTCCCACGGTCAATAAGCTGCTTACCGACGCAAGCGTCTCCTGAGTTGAGCAGTCCATAGCCGGTTTCCTGAAACTCGAACCATTGATTGCGAACGGTTCCAACTCCGCAGCAATCAGCTACAGCCTCGATGGTTTCGATCTGACGCGGCCAAGTGATGCAACCGCCGACCGTATGAATCGTGAATCGCCCGTACGCACCGGCCCACAACCCCTTGTGTAGAAGCCTTCGACACGCTTGGTTGATGTAGTCGTAAACGCGCTGATCATCGACACATACGCCGATGACCCGAGCGATAGTCGAGCGGATGTCCTGAACAATCAGCTTCATTTGGTGTAGTATTCTCGGATGGTTCGCTTGATGAAGTACACACCGTAGAACGGCGGAAGGTTATTATGACCGATGGCGTTCTGGCTGTCGTTGCCAGTCTTGTCCGCGTTGGTCGTTCCAACTTCACCAGTCGTAATGCTTGGACCTGCTCCTCCGCCACCCGTTCCAGCGGCACCCTGAATAATCTTGGAGGGATAAGATCCAAGGCCGGACCAAGTTTTTCCAACAAGGTAGTAGTCGTCGTTGTTGGGGATGGCCAACTGAGCAACGCCGTGCGTGTGTTCGTTGAACGGAGTTTCCGCAACGATAAGCGTGTGCTTGTCCTCTCCGACAACAGATGTGGTCGTTGAGGTTCCATTGACGTTCACAGTTCCGCTCGCCGCAAACGCTCCAACGCCAACTGGGAATCGAGCGTCAAAATTCGTGTCAATCTCCCACATTGGGCCAGTCATTAGGGTAGCGGTAGCGGTTCCGTCACCACCGTCGTAGCTCAAGATATCTGCGGCAGGGCCAGCAAAGATGCGACGCTCGGAGCTATTGATGGAAACCGGATGCTGTCTTGCCCAGTATCCATTGACGCGCACCCACCAATTACCCTTCTCGTCCAGCCACGGATAAACCTGATTGTTCAGCGCAGGAGTGGTCGATCCAAAGTTGAAGAACGAGTTTCCAATCGAGCTGTTGAACGTCGCCTGAGTGCCGCTGATGATATCGTTGGCCAACGTCTGGTAATTCAGCGGACAATATCCAACCGGAAGACTCGGCGGAGTAAGCGTGATGAGCGTAAGGTTTGGCATGGTTGTTAGACTATTCCGATGTGTAGGTCAGCGGGTTGATATCGCAGACATCAAGCGGTGTGCAGGCGGGGAAGACCGTCCGGCACTCTCCAACACTCGATTCTTGGATGTCGTAGGCGTGAACTCGAAGACTCTTGATCCGGCAATATCCGATGATGTTCAGCGACACCTGAACCTCGTAAAGATTCCGAGCGGGAGTGCTAATCGTCGCGTTACACGGCGCATCCGATGGAGTTGGAAAGCGCATCTTAGGCCGGTACTGCGGCTTGAAGTTCGTGAGCGGACAAAGATCCAAGCACTGTGTAACAGTCGCGCATTCGGAAAAATCAGCCCACTCGATCCAACCGGGATACTGGTCCGGTCGATAGGTAACGCTGAACGAGACATCGCCTTCCAACCTGTCGATGAACAAGTCGCCAGAATCGAGACGCTTCAAACCGAAAGGAACCTCGAAGTTGTAGGCGCGAGTCTGCACCTGCCACTCGATTTCCTTCTTGGGCGTCGCACTCAAGTTCATGTCGAACTTGTCGTGCTTGGTAATTTCCCAAATCTGAATCGTGTCATCCGATCCGCGAGCGATTGCGAAACAAGCGTCTCCGTAAGCGTTCTCGGTCTTGACGAGCTGCAACACGTTCAGACCAGTCCAGATACCAGACCATGCTGGAGGGGCCTTCTTCCGCATCGATGTGACAAGCTCCATATCCAGCACGGATATGGCCTTATGAATCACGCCTTCTGAATTGAAGCGAGGCTGAGAAGTCATCAGCACCCGATTGTCAAAGACAACGGCAGAACTGGCCCACAAAAGACTTGTTTGATCGTTCTCGACGATAGGCGTCATCTCGCCGCTGATGGGCGTGTTGCCCCAGTCGCTAAACGACCGACGAGCGATGATGAACGAGCGAATACCGTCGATAGCTCGGTAGAAGACATCGCCATTGACGGTGATGGCCGACCGTGCGCCTAACGCGCCGCTGGTCAGCAAGCTGATAGCCTGAATGGGATAGTTCAGGTTCTTCCAAACATCGCGGTCTACAGGTGCTTGGACGCTGAAAACGTATCGAGGCGTGAAGACAAGAAGCGGTCCTTGACCAAGCGACGTATCTGGATCGCCGGGGACGGCCATTGCTGTGATGCCTCCTGAATCCGACGGAACCGAAAAGTCTCCGCCTTCATTAAGGAAGGTGTTCTCGGTTTCTTTGAGAACACTGGCTCGCGTACCGTCTCCATAAACGATGTCGGTGGCTCGGAATGAAAATCCGTTCGGAAGCGCGTACCAGATACGGCCATTGACATAGGCCATAACCCTGCCGGTCTTAATCTCGTCGTCCTTAGCTCGACGCAGACTTGTCCCATTGAAGATCAGCGGCTTGCTGAACCCGTCTTGAATGACAGCAAAGTTCTCAGCTTGAACCATCCAGCCATCGAGCAAGTTGGACGGATTCTCTAGATCAGCGGACAGCGTGAGGTTTTGCGCCTTATTCTGAAGGCAGTCGTAAAGCCACACTTTACCACTGATCATCAGCAGAATGAACGTGTGTCCATCGTCCGAGATGTATGGCATCGCGCATTGGAACGTGCCGGTCAGACCCTGAGGGCCGTAGCACTCCTCTGACCACCCATCCGCCGTCACATTCGTTTGGTCAGCGGTAATCTCGGCGTTATCAGCGGTGACTGTGACGCAGAGGTCGTAGTCTTTCTGGGTAAAACCAGGACGAGGAGCTATGAACCCCTCGCGAAAGTTGGCATTAACGGCGAATGAAACCTGATTTCTGTCCACCTCAGAAGGCATCACGCCAGCATCAATGCCACCCTCGAAGGTGACAGATCCGTCCGTGTACCTGCGTGGTGCGCGTTCGCTCATGGTTTAAGCCTGAATCCGCTGGATAGAAAATGAAGAGCCTGTATTAAAAAGAGAACTATTTGTCGCTGACGCAATAAACAGTTCGTAGAAATCAGACGCTGACGCCTGATCTAAAAACTCAACTGCAACGGGAGGGTCATCCACCGCTGAAATCCGGTATCCAACACTGTAAATAGGCGTTCCGTTCTTTCTAATTTGCAAAGTTATATCGTAAACACCTGAGACAAATCCATTATGTATCAGCGCGCTTAAACGATAGTAGCCAGCATTTGATGCGGTAAATCTACCGTTTGCAGCAGTAAAACCAGAAGCCGTATCAATTCCTGAATAGGTAGTTGACGGGTATGTGGTGGAATTAAAAGGATTTGCAGCCGTCGAAATAGTCGGAGGAGCAGATGTCACCCTCCGCGTAAACGTGACGTAGCTAAATGCTGTTGCGGCTGTCGATGCGATTGAAATGGTTCCGGCTCCCGGCGTAATCGTGATTCCAGATCCTGCCGTCAATCCGGCTACTGTGTATCCGGTTCCGTTTCCGATCAGAAGTTGGCCATTGGAAGGAACTGTGGTCAGATTCGTTCCGCCCTTAGCAATCGGCAACGTGCCGCTGATGTCGCCAACTGGAACCGTCGCAACGGTCGAGACGACGCCAGAACCGCCCGATCCGGCGGTCTTCATGTAACCGGCGGCAAGCGAATCGAGGGCTGTCTCGTTCGTCAGAGTTCCATCGGCTGTGCGGCAGATATAAGAAGCTCCAACCGGCGCACCGCCCGAAACACCGGCAGCACCTTGCGGCCCAACGCCACCAGCAAGCGTTACAAGAGAACCTGATGGAATGGAGGTCGTAGGAACCGCATTGGCAATTCCAAGAACTCCAGAAGAAGGATTCTTAAGCGTAACATTGAGTCCGGTGACATCTGTCACCTGCATGTATCCAACACCCTGAATCGAGACAAAGAACTGTCCGGCGACTGACTCGGGGAGAAAGCTCGTGCCGCTCAACGGAACGACGACCGATGACCCTAGTGCAGGAACAAAAAACTGAGCGGTCGTGTAGGAGAACGAATCAATCCCGTTCGTGCCATTGGTGCCGTTTGCCCCCGCTGCCCCTTGAGGACCGGGGATATTCACGACTACCGGCTCGGAGTCGCAAGGCTGGCAACAGCCGGAT